CATTTGTCCCTGTGCCGCTATTCTAAGACCTTTATCGTCTTTCATATCTGCAATTTGAATTAAAAGTGATTCAATAGATGTTTCACTTAAATCTGCCGCAGTTGCAAGTGTATTACTTTGATTACCTGATTGAGTAGGGTGTGATGTTGATAATAATGCCACACCATCTCCACCAGCATATACACCGGCACTTGTTGCATTGTTTAAAATAGTTGCCGCTTTAATCTCTTTAGTAGCTGACATACTTCTAGCTAATGCTTTTGTATATCTTGAAGCGATAGAACCATATTGTCCATCTTCTTCTGCTTCTTCTGTGATTGAAAACGCCAATGCGATTGTTTCATGTTGATATCGTGCAGTATATCCTTGTCCTGCTGTATCGTAAGCTACCGCCGCACCTTCATTTTTTGTTGGTGCATTGCCAAAGCCTGTTAACAATACATCTTCCTCAAAAGCTCTATTTGATGTATTTGCATCAAAAACTCTTGCGAATTCTGCTGGATAACTGTCGTATTCTAAGCCGAACAGGGTATTCAAACCCGGCTCAAGCATCTTTGCAAATTGTGCTCTATTCATAGCCATAGTTTAAATCTCCTATATACCAGCAGTTGCTTTGAGCAAGTGCTCGTTAATTAATACCTCAAGTTGTGCATATTGTGCGAAACTATTGCTAGGGTCTTCCCATAAACCAATAATTTTACATGTAGCAGTACTTGTACCCATTGTGCCATTTAAACTAAAACCAGATTGACCAGTTGTAGTTGAACCAGCACCAGCAACCACATCTGCACAATTACCTACGTTTGTTTGTGCTGGTGTTCCTGCTGATTGCACTCTATACACAATGTATGGGTCATCATAAACGTATGCGATAATATCTGTCGCACTTGTTCCTGATGGGAAATATTGTGAATAAACATAACTACCGTCACTTGCAGTGTATGATACACCTCCAAAAACACCTATATTATTTGTTTCTGTAGCAGTATGTGGTGTAATAACACCATCTGCTGTAAGAATGACAAGGTCACCAGTAAAAATATTTTCTGCTAAACCTGATGTAATAGTATATTTGTTTGCTCTTGGTGCATTACCACTCATATGACGAAGTGGGATAAACCCATATGGACTGTTTACATTTGCCATAATTTAACTTCCTTTTTTAAGTGTTAATCCTCCATGGCAGACATTGGTCTACCACGACTTGTACTGGATTGCCTCTCTTGAAAGATTGGTTGTCCAGTTCGCCGACCTAATGAGTCCAATTCACCTGATAAAGCATCATTTTGTTGTTGTGATTTGTCATTGTAATATGATTTCATAGCCTTATGTTGTTCTTCAGGCATTTCACATAAAATCATACCCTCAATACCAATACAACCAACCCATTGTCCATGATTTATAGTAGGAAAATGTTGTTCTTTAACTGTATCAGATTTTCTTGGTTCCCAACCTTCTCGCATACGTTTGTATACGTTGTCAGGTGTTTCTTTACCCAGAATCGTGGTAGCCACCCATCTTTGTACATACCCCGGTCGTGCTTGTGGAGCATCTAAAACTGCTGGTGGACTCCAATGAGTTTGAGGTCTTGCTTCTTCCTCTCTCATTGATATTCTTAAATCACTTCGTGTATTTTTATTTGACATATTAGGCATCCTTCCTGCTTAATGTTTGGATTTCTTTAGCATATTTTTTCAATTGCTCAGGCTCCGTTATACCTAACTCTCGTGCCATTCTTAATTGGTCCGAAGTCATTCTAATTCTGTTGCTCTTTAAAGCCTGACCACCTGTAGTGGGTGCAACTGATTGTCTACTTTGTCTAGGCTTTGTAGAAACAACACTCTTTGTAGATACTAACTCGGGAAATTTAGTTTGTAAACGATTATTTAGTTCTATGTAATAATCATCTGTATCATTATCATAACCCTCAATATCTAATTGTATGTCAATAGCTCTTGCCATTGCTGTTTCTTTCTCAAAACCTTGTGAATTAAACCAATTGTTATCTTGCCACCATTCCATAGCCTTTTTTGGTGGTGGATTGGCACTTTGTTGTTGTGCTTTACCAACAGTTGGAGAACTTGCCTTATTTGTTGCATTAAATTGTTTTCTTTGATTTTCTAAAGCAATAGCAGTTTTTATATCTACAAGTTGTTCATTAAATTTAACTTGTGCTTCTGTATCGCCTTCTTCAATAGCTTTTGTTAATGCTTGTTTTGTTAAATTATAATTTTCTACAAGTTGATTTTGTCCTTGTTGTTCATTAGCTTTTTCAATTTTTTCTAATCTTGCTTGTAGACTATTTACTTCTTCAACTAATTTTGCATTTTTTTCTTCTTCAAGTTTTTTCTGTTTTACTATTTTTTTTATTCTTGATTGTACATTTTGACTTAATTCTTCATCACTTAGTTGTGGTTTAGATTTTTTTTCAGGTGTTTGTTCCTGTTTTACTTCTTGTTTTGGTTCTTCTTTTGGCTTTGCATCAGATATTTCTATTTCAATATCCTGTTCTTGCAATTTATTTTTTGCTTCATTAATGCTTTCATTTATCTCAGCATTAACTTCTTCTAAAACTTTATCTTCTACATTATTTTCCATTGTTTTACCTTTGTTTGAAATTAAATATAAGCTGTTACTTGCACACCTTCAGGCAAGATTGATGTAATCTCGTCATCATTGAGCAAGATGAATCTTACATTGTTTACGACAATTTTTTGACCTGCATACTTACCAAATGTTACAAAATCTCCAACTTTTGGTGTTGTTTCTTGCCTCCATTTCGCACCAGTATCTCTATCTCTATAACAAAGTTCTCCTAGTGCCACCACATAACCATGAGCAGTTAATATTTGCTGATTTTCTTTAGCTTTTTCAGGTAATATTATGCCACTTTTAGTTTGTGTTTCTATTTCTGCTGGTTGTATTAGAATTTTCCAATTCAAAGGTTTTGGTAGTTGATGTGATGCAATAGTTGATTTAGTTAAACTATCTGCATAAATTTTATCTCCATGATGATGAGTCATGCTATTCATCTCCTTCATTTATTTGTTTTAAAGTGTCGTCAATCACTCCACAGGCATCTTCCAAGCCTTGTGCTAGTCCAACATATTTATGGTAAGAATTAAAATCGGACATTCGTCCATCTACCATATCAGTCGCTATTTGTAGTTTCTTCTTTTGTAGGTTCTTCTTTATCTGATTCAATAGGTCCGTCGTGTTCATTTATAGATGCCTCCCCAGACATAGAAACACCAGTAACTTCTATTGTTACGTCTTTTTGGTTATTTTCCATATTATTTCTTCTTGCCTTTTTTAGTTTTGATCTTTTTAACTTTCTTTTTAGCCATAGTTTTTTTACCGTAACCATGTTTCATTTTACTACCTCCTTTTAAAAGTTTAGAAAATTTAGCACGATTTAACATTGTTACTCCTTAACAACACAATTAGTGTACCACTATTTTTTATAAAAGAAAGCAAAAAAGAGTGCCGAAACACTCTTTTGACTAATTTATTTTGATTTTTTTATTTTTCGTAATTATAAAACCCATAATATAAATTAGAATATAATTTATCTAAGATAATATTTACTTTGTTTTCATCTTTTTCTTCTAATAAAGTCTTTTTGTTATTAAGAAGTATATTTAGAAAATCTTGGTTTAATTCATTATAAGGGTCTTTTCTTAATCTTCCCTTAATTTTAGCAATTTCATCAGCTAAATAACAATATAAGTAAGTTGCTTTATATTTTGCTGTTGTCGGCGATAAACCTTCTTTGATAAATTTATCTCTTGATTTTGTTGAACATATCATTGTTTTCTCCCTTAATTTTTAATCAATGTTAAATTTTGTGGCTTTATATTCATATCTCTATCATAATATGCATTATAAACTTTTACTTTTTGTTTAGTAAATCCAACAACTATTCCAGTAGCTTTATGGCTAAACATAGAATCAATATTTACCAAATCATCTAATTTTATTTCTCTATTATATGAATCAAATTTCGGCATTGTTTTCCTCACTATTGTTGTAATCATTCATTTCTTCATAATATTCATCAACCCATTCCATACATTCTCTTTTATTTCTTTGTGAGCTAATATATTTTTTGGCATCATTATGTTGATAAATTCTCCAAATTTGCATGTTTTGATAAAATTGATAATCATTGATAATAATGAAATCTCTATAGAGATATGCATTTTTACCAAAATAATTAATTTTTTTTGTTTTAAATTTATTCATTGTTTTCTCCCAAAAACTTATCTTATACACATATTATATCTTCTATAAATATAAATGTCAACACATATTGTGTATAAAAAACAACTATTTTTAATAAAAAAAACACATTTTGTGTTTGACATACATATATATTAATGTTATTATGTTTTTATAAATATAAAAATTGCAAAAAGGGAGAAAACAAAATGCAAGATTTAATAAAAGACATAGAAGATGGTTTTTGTAATCAAGATATTTATCTTCTTATAGGTAACAAAGATGATGAACAAATACACTTTGTTAGATATTTTGAAACAAACAATCGTATTATGTATATGGATAAACTTGATGATGATGGTTTGCCAACATATGAATATTACAGAAATTTTGAATTTGCACTTAATAAATTCTTAAATCTTTGTGATGAAGTAAAAATTATTAATGTAATGGGAGATGAAATCCCATTATATAATTTTATTAAAAATATTGATTTAGGGAGAAAACAATATGCATAATATAGTATTAACAAAACAACAATTAATTGATTTAAAATGTCTAATTCGTGAAACAGATGAATTTAAATCAACAGAATATAAAAACAATCGTTATTCAGAAGAAGAACAAAGATTGATTGATAAATTCTTAAAGCCTGTTTTTGAAAAAATCGGCATGTACAAATAGAGATTGGGGGATTTTTCCCCCTTTGGGGGAGAGTGTATAAGGGCAGTGGT